AATTAAAGGTATTTTTCCATATATTTTTATCTTTTACCTTACAACTGTACATAACTACTGACCTATCTTCACCACTATCTAAATTAATTGGTGTATCTCCCATTGCTTCTTTAACCATTGTATCTAACTTTTTATTAAGTATTATCATTTCTGTCTGATATTCATCTCGTAATTGATGTAGTGTATCTACATTAATTTTTATACCATGAACTTCCATATTTGTCAATACTTTTGTCATATCAAAAGATAATTTAAGTGTTTCAGTTAAACTCATTTATATCCACCTCTAATAATTTACATTGTTCCATTGCTAATTCGTAGGTACAATCTACATCACCCCTACCATATTCTTCTATTAATTTGTACGGAATATCTTCCATGCTAACTCCACTTTTCATGTGACTTTCAATTAAATGTTTCTTCTTTTGTTTTACTTTTCTTCTTTTACAAGACCCATCCAACGACAAATCACAATGTACACCTCTTGCAAGTAAATACTCAACAACCATAGTATCATACACACGGTTATTATAAGTAAAACCACAACCATAAAGCCAAGCCAAATCAAATTTAATGTTATGTCCAATAAGTAATTTTGTGCTGTTAAGTATATTTTGTAATGTTTCTTTACCATTTTTTGTTGGTTCTTTTTCTTTGTGATAAAACCATAAGTAATCTTCCTTTCCAGATTGTGTCTTAAATCCTACACTTACTAATTGATTGTTACCATTATAAAAATAAGCATCATCTTTTTTGAATGTTGTTTCTACATCTAAACAAGTTGTTAATCCCCACTTCATTCAGCAAAATCCTTAAACACACCTGTTTTAACATCCATTTCACAAGTTACAGTAGAATGAACACCATTAACTTTATTTTTAGATATTGTTAAAAATCTTGTTGGGTCTAAATCGTAATCACCATTATTTCTACCTATACCTATAATTATATCGCCCTCACCTGCCTTGCCTGTTTTAGAACCATCCAACATATCATAACTTATTATCTGTTTACCCTCTGCATCTGCACCTGCTTGGGATACAGCCCACACTAAACAATTATTTCTTTTTGCTATTTCTCTTGCTGAACTATATAATTCTTTTAATCGTTCATCCCCTCTATTAAAATTACCTCTTACTTTTATTTTATCTAATTGGTCAACAAATATAATATCTGGTTTATTTAAATCACAGTAAGATTGTATTTCACTAATATCTGTACCTACACTATCTATAACTGTTAATTTATCTTCCACTTCCATGTCTTGTAGTTTGTTACTACAACTCTCAACATTTTCATACAAATCATCTTTTGACATATTTAATAAAGAACAAAAGATACGAATTTTTAATCGTGTTGCTCTTTCTTCATTAGCCCAATAAAAAACTTTATGTCCTGCTTTTACATATTCACTTGCTAAATAACAACAGAAAGATGTTTTACCAACTTCTGGTCTTGCAAATATAATTCCTAAGTCACCTTTGTTTAAACCCATAACTTGATTGTACAAAGGTTTTAATGGAAATTTAAAATCACACGTTTTAGTTTCATTTGCGATTAAATCTTGTAGTGTATCTTTTATAATTGTAAAAGTTTCATGCTGTTCTGGGTCTTCTTTTAATGCTGTATCAATTATTCTTTGTAACACTCCAAAGTCATCACTTTGTCCTGTCCATATTGCTAATGCTTTATCGCCAATTTCACGAGCTTTATCTCTTCGCCATAAATTAAATAATAAATCAAAAGCCATAGACATATTTGTAGGTGCAACACCTTTTAAATTTTCTATTTCTTCTTCTATATTATTACGAGTAGATTCTGGCATTGCAGGATATCTATCTCTATGTAATGCAAGTAATTCATCAACTGTTAAGTCAACTTCATATTTTTGCTGTGATGAATTTATTGTTTCAAAAATTGTTGAGTATTCTTTTGGAAACATATCTTTTGATAAAATGTTTTTAGCTTTATCCCAAAATTCTTTTCGTAGACACAATGCTATTACTTGTTTTTCAATCACAGACAACCACCATTTTTATACAATCAACAATATTTTGTTTTTCATCTTTATGTTCATTGTTCTTTTTTTTATCTTCCGCTTTTGCTTTACTATCTTCTGCAACAATAGTTATAGCCCTTGCTGTTTCTTTCGCAACAAAAAATGCACAACCATTTAACATTGTTAATGTTAAAATCAATAATAAAATTATTTTCATTTATATTTATTAAATTCTTTATCTCTCTGTTCTTCT